TAGTTGTAGGACTATCACCTGTATGATGAATAAATGCTTTAATAAGACCTTGTTGCAGATTAGTTGTTGTACTATTTCCTTCGCCTGTAACAGAAATAGAACCTGCTGTACTTGTACCAGTTAAGGTGTCTGTTTTAATTGTACTCATAATGTTACTAACCTTCCACCACTTTCAACTGTCAATGTTACACCACTTGATATTGTAAGAGGACCTGTAACATTTGCATTTTCAGAAGAGGTTATTGTTATATTAGAATCCAACGTTTGTGAGTTAGTTCTAAATAAACCACCTGCTTTAAAGTTACCTTTAAATTCAGCAGTAGGTGTTATAGATTCACCTGCTAATCCTAGAAAGTATACAAAAATATTATTTGTACCACTTGAAGGTGCTGCAGTAAAAGTAAGAGTAGAACCATCAGGCACAGTATAAGCAGAACTATCTTGAACAACACCATCTACAGAAACAAGTATATCTTGTACAGTACCTATTGTTCTTCCTAAAGCAAATGTAGTATCACTTCCATCACCATTAAACCTCACCACTGAGGGTGGAGCTTGAAAGTTAGCAGGAAGTGGATTACCTATAATTGCCATTATGTAATCTCCATGATTGATACTGCTATGTCAGTTGCACCTGATGCAGTTAGTTTTAATACATCAGTAGTTTCCATTACAACTTTATTACCTGCTAATAATTCAAGAGATGAACCTGCAGGTATAGGTGCGTTTGTAACTAACTCCACAGTTTGATTTGCTTCGTTGTTTGCACCTGACCTATTGCTTGTATCTGATTCTATTGTAACTGTTGCAGTAACTTGACTTGTTGTTGTATTACCGAGCATAATTCCTAAGACAACTGTTGTTGTAGAACTTGCTACTGTGTAAATGACATCAGCACTTGTTACACCTGCTTTAGTTACTAATTTAAATGTATTTGCCATAATTGTATCCTATTTTTTAACCCAATGCAATAGCTAATGCAGTTGGGTCTTCACTTGAAAAGCCTGCACTACTCAAGTATGTTTTAACATCTGATAATGCAACCTGTTTCATTGTTCCATTGTCGTTTGTTACTACCCTGTCTGCATCAACTAATGTTGTAGAAGAAGCAGATGTATTACCATCCATGATGTTTAATTCCGCTGCAGTAGATGTCACACCATCAAGTATGTTTAGTTCTGCAGTTGTCGCTGTAACACCATCAAGAATATTTAATTCGGATGCAGTAGAAGTTACTCCGTCAAGGATGTTTAGTTCTGCAGCAGTAGAAGTAACAGTTGTACCATTAATGGACAACGCATCTGTCTCAAGTGTTCCATCTATATCTGCATTACCTGATATATCTAATGTAGCTGCATCAAGCTCGCCTGTCAATGTAACATTTCTAAAACTTGCTATATCTTTATTTGAGTCTACTACAACTGCTTTTGATGCTACAACTGTTCCTGCAGTTGAGCCATCAAGTAAATTTAACTCTGCAGTAGTAGAGGTTACTCCATCTAATATATTTAATTCTGCAGTGGTAGATGTGACACCATCGAGAATGTTGAGTTCTGCAGCAGTAGAGGTTACCCCATCTAAGATATTTAATTCAGCAGTTGTAGAAGTTACCCCATCTAGTTTGTTTAACTCTGCAGCAGTGGATGTAATTGCTGTTCCGTTTATAGCAAGTTTGTCTGTAACAACATTAAATGTACCATTGTCTTCAACTCTTGCTACTTCAGTGCCATCTCTCTGTTGAAAAATTATATCTTTAGCATCGGCAACAGGTCTAATAATTACATCACTAGATGAGTTGGTAATCCTTAGTATTTCTGTTCCGTTATCTTTAAATTTAAAATCACCACCATTAGCATCAAAATTTATGTCACCATTGATATCTAGTGTAAAATCTCCACTGTCAGATATAGTGCTACCATTAATAGTAATGTCATCTACTGTTAATGTTGTAAGTGTTCCTAGTGATGTAATGTTTGTCTGTGCAGCAGTTTGTAATGTACCTGCTAACTGTGTAGCAGTTAATCTTCCTGTGCTTGGATTGTAAGTTAAGTTACCATCACTCTCTAAACCTAAATTACCACCATCTACGTCACCACCTGCCGTAAATACAACTGCGTTGTCTTCGTTTGTACTTTCATTATCTGTTATTGTAACTGTTGTTGCTACTGCTGCAGTTGTAGCGTTGGATACAGTAACACCTGCTATAACAGTATTTAATGCAGTGCCACCCACTGTGATTGCATCTGCTTCAAGTGTACCATCTATATCTGCATTACCACTAATGTCTAGGGTAGCTGCGTCAAGCTCACCTGAGATTGTAATATTTCTACCACCTGATATGTCTTTATTAGAATCAGTTATAATAGCTTTACTTGCTATTACAGTTCCATTTGTAATGCCATCTATTAAGTTGATATCTGTAGCACTAGCAGTAACTCCATCAAGAATGTTTAGTTCTGCTGTTGTCGCAGTAACCCCATCCATAATATTAAGCTCTGATGCTGTCGCAGTGACACCATCTAAGATGTTTAACTCTGATGCAGTAGCAGTTACGTCAGTGCCATTTATAGATAGCTCATCTGTTTCAAGTTTTCCATCTACATCCACATTCCCTGATATATCTAAAGATGCTGCAATGAGTTGGTCTACTTGTAAATCTTCGTGGCTAGAACCTAACTTTAATTCAAACTTAGGACCTGTTGTATTATATGTAAATGTAGCATCATCTCCACTACCACCTTCAAGAGTTATACCTGCACCATTTACGACTGCACTTGTACTGTTACCACTATCTAATACAATATTGTGGTCATTTAAATTTACAGTAGTAGAGTTTACTGTAGTTGTTGTTCCTGATACAGTTAAGTTTCCTGCTAAAGTTACGTTAGCACCACTAAATGTCATAGCAGTTGTAGGTGTAGAACCTGATTGAATTACTAACTCACCACTAGAGTTTTTAAGATTAGCAAAAGTTGTTCCACCATCTTTTAAAGTTATATCTGTACCATCTGCATCAAGTATGATGTCTCCTGCAGAGTCCAACGTCAGTGTAGAACCTGTAATATTATTGCCGTTTACATCTAAATTACCACCTAACTGAGGTGTAGTGTCTTCAACTATATTATCTAAACCTGTGCCTGATACTGCTAATCCTGAAACAATAGTGCTTCGTGTAATTTTCTTTAGACCACCACCTGAAGTATCTACTGCTAAAAACACATCATCATTTGCAACTGTAGATATTTCTGATAAATCACCTACTGCTCTTGGGTTAAAATCTGTGCCATCTGCAATGAGTAAGTGACCTGCAGTGTTTGTATTCATAACTATAGCATCACCTGAAACTGTTAAGTCACCTGTCATACTTACATTTCTAAAACCACTTACGTCTTTGTTTGAATCTGCTATAACTGCTTTTGATGCAGCTACTGTACCTGCAGTTATACCATCTACTAAATTCAACTCTGCTGCTGTGGATGTAACTCCGTCAAGTATATTTAATTCTGAGGTTGTTGCAGTAACACCATCCAAAAGATTTATTTCTGTTGCACTTGCAGTAACTGCTACGTTTTCATTTATCTTTGGACTAGTTAATGTTTTATTTGTGAGAGTATCTGTAGTTGCTCTACCTACAATAGTATCTGTAGTTGCAGGTAAAGTTAGTGTAGTGTTACCAGAAAAAGCACTGTGAGCAGGAGCTTGAAGTGCAGCGTAGTGTGCATTACTAGACTCACAATACATTCTAAGTTCTGATTGTGACCCAGTGTTTTTTAATTCTATTACACCACCTTCTACTGTAAGGTCGTCACCTACAGAAACATCTCCTGTAACTGTTACAGAATCTACGTAAGCATCTTTAAATCTAACACCTGTTGTACCTAAGTCTACATCACTATCTGTCTGTGGTCCAAAGACTCCATCTGAAACAAATACTTGCTCTGCATTCGCTGCATAGAAATGTATTTCATTAGCAGTCTCAAAGTCTATTTTTGTTTCGTTATCTTCACCAATTTTAATATCTGTTGCAAGTAAACTAGTTATACCTGTTTGTGCTGCATCAATACTAATTACAGAGTTAGATGCAGATAAGCCTGTACCTGCAAATAGCGTGGCAAGAGATGCCACAGTTGTTAATTGTTCTGTTGAACCATCAGAGTCTAACGTAGCAAGTTTATCTCCATTTACAGGGGTAACATCACTTAGTTCTGATAAATCTAATGTTACTGTTACGTCACCTGAGGAACCACCTCCACTAAGCCCTACACCTGCAGTCACACCAGTAATATCACCTGCTGCTAAATATGTTGTTAAATCAGAAGCAGGTATTTGTTTGGTTGTATTACCATCTATTATAATAAAGGCATCACTGTCAGCAATAGTAATAGATGAAGTTGATTTAGCTGACCCATCAAGTAAATTAAGTTCACCTGTGGTAGAAGTTACACCATCAAGTATATTTAGCTCTGCAGTGGTTGAAGTAACACCATCTAAAATATTTAACTCTGATGCAGTTGAAGTGACACCATCTAAAATGTTTAACTCTGCAGTTGTTGCAGTTACTCCATCAAGTATATTTAACTCTGATGCAGTAGAAGTCACCCCATCTAAAATATTTAACTCTGATGCAGTGGCAGTTACTCCATCTAGAATATTAAGTTCGGCTGCAGTGGAAGTAATAGAAGTTCCTGCTATTTGTAGTGTCGTTGCATTTACTTCGCCACTAGAACCATATACAACTGCTTTGCTATTTACTATAGTACCTGCAGATGAACCATCAACTAAATTTAATTCTGTTGCAGTTGAGGTTACTCCATCGAGAATATTCAACTCTGCAGTAGTAGATGTTACTCCATCTAATATGTTTAGTTCTGATGCAGTAGAAGTAACTCCATCTAGAATATTTAGTTCTGCTGCAGTAGATGTAATTTCAGTGCCACCTAAAGTAATAGAACCTGAAACATCTAAGTTACCATTTAAATCAACTGTAGTAGCTGCAATTTGTATTTCTGTATCTGCTACTAAATCTAGTTGTCCGTCTGCACTAGAATTGATGTATATTGCTGTGTCTCTAAATTGTAACTTTTCTGTAGAAGCAATAAGTATGTCATCACTAAATTCAAAATAATCCTCATCTTCTTTCCATGTTAATACACCATCTGATGTTTCACCATCAAATGTCACTGCTATATCTGTTCCTGCAGTACCATCACCTATCGTAATAGCAGTACCAAGTAGTTTGGTAATAGGACCACCTTCGTTAGCTGTGCCATCGTGAGTATGCCCTGTACTTGCTTGAAATGCTGCTAATAACTGATTAAACTCATCATTGGTATGAGCTGCAGTTATTACGTCTCCATCACTGTAGGAAGATTGTCTAGTGTATGTTTGACCCATTTATCTTCTAGCTCCTGTTTGATATTCTAGTTGAAATCCTTTTAAAGAATATGGTGCAGTAGTGCCACCATCATTTACTCTTAGTGCAACTGCAAAACCTGAACCCTCAACTGATTGTCTAAATAAAGGTCTTGACGTTCCACCATAAGTCCCTTTTAAACTAGAACTTGTTCCGTATGTAGATGTTCCATACAACGCTGCAACATCTTCTGAATCTAACGCATAAGCTGTAGGTTGAACAGCATCTCTAGATTCATAGTCATATCTTAAAAATAAATCTGCGTCTATTGATGATTCAGGCTCAAAGTTTACAATGACACGTTGCATATGCTTACGTATACCTGCATCACCAAATGTTAAATCAGGACTTCTATACTTACCACTTATTATTGTGCCATCAAAGTCATTGCCTGACTCTTGCCTGTAAACAAACCCATTAGCATAATCACCATGTAAAATTATTACATTTCCTGCACTTATGAAAGTATCTGTTGAAGCAGGTTTTATGCCTTTCATTTTAGAAAACTCAAATCTTTCGCCTTTCAAAACACATATAACTCCTTGAGTAGAGCCTTGTGCTTGAGCAGCCTTTGTAAAAAATACTCTGTATTGAGTTTTATCAGGTATGACCACTGACTCAAATTCTGACGCACTATCTAAATTATCATCAAATAAACTCTGCACGTTAGAACTTATAGTACCCAATTCAACGTCACCAATTCTTGCAGTACCTGCAACTGTTCTTAATCCATCAGGACCTAAGAATATTAAGTCACCTGCAAATTCTTGGATTGTATCTCCATTGATACAGCCTATGTCTCTTGTTACTGCAGTTATAGCAAAATCACTACTTGATGTTCCTGACAGTTTAAATATTCTGTTTTCACAAAAGATAAATAAATTTTCTCGGAAAACTTTAAGTCCAGTTATAGTATCATCAACTTTAATACTTCCTGCACCACTTGCTGTAAGAAAGTTATCTTCATCAAAAGGCACACTAAATATTATCTCTTGTTTAGAGCCAGACATACCTGCGTAGAACATATGTTCTTTAAATGCTGTTACAAATTTTGCACCTGTAACTGCAGTGCTAACTTCGCCAGTTCCTGCTGAATCTACGTCTGTTGCACTAAATGATGTATTAAATACTGTTGGTGCATTTGTACCATCTGCAACAATTAATTTATCGTTACCATCAAAGTTAAATCTTTCAAAATTATATTTACCTGCATTAGTTCTTCCACTATCTACTGTTGTCCATGAAGAACCTCCTGCATCTGCAGTAAATATATTTGTTCCTCTTGCTGCTACAACTTTACTTGCAAAGGTAGCAACCATTAATACTCTTTCTGAAGTATCAGAAGTATGAGGAACTACTGCTGTTACGTACTTACTAAATCCATTTATTCTTCTGTAACCACCCTCAATATCAGGCTCGAAGTTTTCTAACTCAAGTGCTTCCCCTGGTTGCATCATAAACGTAGAACGATTTAAAACCAGTCCTCCCTCGCAGTTAAAAGATACTGGTTGTGTTCTGGATAAATCTGGCATTATGTTGTCGTTTCTGTGCTAAAATATCCAGCCATTGTAGCTGGTCTTAGGACAACTGTAGACCTTACGTACTCATATTTATTAACAAGTAAAGTCTGCATATTTTTTATACCTTGTTCAAATCTTGCAAAGTTTAATTGATATTGCTCTATTTCACCTCTGTACTGATAAACATAAGATGTAGCACCATCCACTATAACTGGTGCAAACCTATCTGGTATTGTTGTAGTATCTCCGTGTGCTGACATTGTAGTTGGAAAAGTGAAATAATCAAACTTCAAAGTGTACGCTTTATCTGGGAAAGGATAAAGAATATAATTATTGTCCAAAGTTCTAATTATATGCGTGGGGATTCCTCCACCACTAAACTGAGCTACCTGTGTTCCACTGCTATGAGCTGCTGCTGTTGTACTATTAGCACCTCTAGTTGCTCCTGTAAAAGTAGTAGAAGTTGTTCCTGTATAGGTTATTTGTTCATTTTCAATGAATAATGTTCCAGAGCTATCGAACCCTGATGTGCTTGCCACTGTTACAGTTGTAGCTGAATCTGTTAAAGTCCCATCTAATGTAGTTGTATCTATTTCATCTTCTTGTTCTACATTATCGGCTATATATTGATTATAAGTAAGAGGTGTTAAACTGTTGCCTCCTACTCCTAAATCGGTGTTTTTTACTATTCTTGCTGTGTTATAATCTATGTGTTTAGTTGATGTAGGAACACTGTATTTAAATGTTCCAGGAACCAACGTGCTAGTATTAGTAGCATGATTAAAAGGATAACTAAATTCTTTTTGGTTTATATAACGTACTGCTTCATTGACAGCATTTTTTGCTTGCACTTGTATACCTCTAGCGTTAGAAAAATTTGATGAAGTTAGTTCAACTTCATTTAATCGTGCTAATACGCTATTGGTTAATGTAAGAAAAGTTTCTGCCATGATATAAAAATAGGGTGGCAGTATTACCCGCCACCCGTTAAGTTAAGTTATGCTAACTGGTCTCTATCGACTTCGTCTGGCTTATCGTCTAATCCATGACCTGCTAAATCAATAACAGTTGCATAGACTCTAAGTCTGCCTGTAGCTGGAGCAGCACCTGCAATAGTACAATCAATAGTATCAGTTGATGTAATAAATTGAGTATACGTTGAAGCTGCACTTCCTACAACAGTGTTAGTTTGACCATTAGTTCCTGCTGCACAAAAACCTGTAGAGGTTATATCTGCACCATCAATAATGTCATCACCACCACCAAAGTCCATATCAAGAGTACAACTTGAAGTAAATGCTTTCATTACTTCTGCACCTGAATTTAGAACTAAAGTGTTTGCAGGGATTTCTAACACCTGAAAGACATCTCCGTCTGAAAAGCTACCACCTGCTGCTACTAATGCATCAATATCAAGGTAAGCCTCAATATTTCTCATCACATTAGTATTTTTAGATGATGGCATAGCCACAATAGAATCAGAAGATACACCAGTAGTATCTTTTGAGGTTAAATCAAAAGTTGCCATTTATATCTCCCTTACGCTACGTTATACTTAGCAGTTACGATTGCTTCTGGTCGAAGAATCTTTCTGCCATACAAATGCATACCTCTTACGATATCTGCAAATGAATCAGGGTCTCTGTAAGACTCTGTTTTTGTTATCTGAGAAGCTGTTGCCACTGCTGAAGAATGACCTGCTACGATAACACCAAAGTTTGTATTTTGGTTAGCTGAACCTGATGTCCCAGGTCCTGTACCAGCAGAAGGTAAGTTATTTGACATATATACATCAAAACCATGTATTCTGCCAATAGTTAAACCTGCTCTCAATCCACCTGACTCGCCAAAGTCTGCATTTAAAAGTCTTGAATCTTCATCTTTTAAAACTTCAACGAAAGTTGGATGTAGAACTAGCCATCTACCATCTGAATCGACAAACTGTGTGTCTAACAATCTGCCCATTCTTGCAATGACTTGCAATGGTGTAGCAGTTGCTGTAGCCTGTGCTGTCGCACCTGGCATTCTTGGAGCTAACGGAATAGAGTGGTCTCCAGCACTTGAAGTAGTGATGTTACCAAAGCTATCTTTTCTTAGCTTCATGCTTGTTAACAATTCATCAGAACCTGCAGTTGATACTGCTTTTGTGCCACTTACTGTGTCATTAGCAGTTCCAGCAACAGTATTTAATGATGATTGCTTGAAACCAGATAAATATCCAAGAATCTCTTGGTCATGTTGGTCTCTTAGTCTGTAGCCTGCTCTATCAGATGCTAAAGACTCAAAGTTTACATGACTGTGTGCTTCTTCGATATCATCTACTTTAAAAGCAAAATAGTTTGCTTTATCGACAACGAGAGAAAAATCCTCATCATCTAAGTCTTGTGGTTGAATATTAACTCCACGAGCATATTCTTTTACAGTGATTTCTGGCTCTTTAATAATTTTGACAGTATCACCATAGTTCGCAATCTCTCCAAAGTAATCACTATTAGTGATTGACTCTACAACAGAGGTCTTACGAAAAGCCTGCTGAACCTTTTGGGAATAAATAATAGGGCTAAAATTGCCATTAGGTAGATTCCCGTATCCAGCCGCAGTTTTGAAAGCCATAGTTTCCTCCTCGGCTAATAGTTGGTTAAATACGAGTTACATACACAATCAAAAGGCTAGCTTCCATTTGGTATCCTCATAGAGGGGCAAACTCAGACTAGGTAGTTTTTATTAGTATAAAATTCGTGAAAAATGTAAAAGTAGGTGGTCGTCACAAAGACGGGCTACTATTTATACATTTTATATCATACAAATGAAAAAAAGTAAAGAAAAATTTTAAGCACCAGGTCTGGTCATGTCATATATAAAATTACCAGACTGTATTGCTTCTTTTATCATCTCTTCGTTTTTCTCAAATTCGTGGGGTCTCATTTTAGCTACATCAGATTCTCTGATTTGATTTGACTGAGTGCTTTTTGAATTTGCAGGACTTGATGTTGTCCCTTTTGTAACTGCTTTAGCAGCTTCTTTATTATCAGTCTTTTTCTTTGCAGTAGCTGTTATACCCATATCTACTTTATATAAATCTATAGCTCTTGCTGCAGATTTAGAATCTGTTTCATTTTCATACAATGCCTGTTGTACCCATCTAGGTTGTGTTTCAACCCAGTCATGGAACTCTTGGTCATTTCTAATATCATCAAAGTCTGGATGTATTCTCATAAGTTCTGCTTCTGCACGAGCACGGCTCGCCTCGGCTTCCCTATCTGCAAGAACTTTCATCCTGTCCTCAAGAGTTGTATCTAATTCCTTTGCTTTCTTTGTAGCTATTGTTTCTACAATTTTTGCAACATCTGGATATTCTTGTGACCATTTATCTATTTCTTCATCAGACTTTGGTAAATTTATTTCTTTCTTAGCAGTTTGTGCTAATTGTTCTTTTAATTTAAATATCTCATCTTGATATGTTTTTTCTTTTTCTTGGGAGTGTCTACGTAAGTCACCATACCTCTTTTTAAAAGTTTTTTCTTCTGGAGCAAGAGATTCGGTTTCTGCCTTATCTTCTTCCTCAACTTTAGCTTTGCCAAGAGCTTCGTCTCTTTCTTTAACTAAAGCATTTAGTGTTTCTTCTTCTTTATTATCATTTCTTGTATATTTTATAGGTTCTTTTTTAATTTCTTTTTTTACAGCCATATCAGCCATGTTTTTCTCCTAGGGTTATCGTAGCCATTATTGGGGGATAAGTAGCTAGTTTCTAATCCATAATTATTTTTTACGGATTGCACATCCTGCTAAGTAAACTATAGGATGTATTATTTTACAAAAGATGTTGCCAACAATACTGTCTTTGGCTCTGCCCTTTGTCAAAATATGTCTTAGATGTTTTGTTCTTTCTTTTGCGAAGTAAGCACCAATTTTTGTTAGTACGTTATTAACTCTCATGCCACTAACAAAAGGTTTGAATAACCAATGATAACCTACTTGGTGAGTGCTTGTCAAGTATTTTTTCTGATACACATACCATATCTTCATAGCTTGTGCCCAATCATCAAGTTGAGTCTGTCTATACATTTCTGTGCAAACTATTTTTCCTCCA